TACTTTACCATATAGTGGATCTGAAGAAGTTAATCTTCCAACAAATAAAGTTTTATCTCCATTTATTCCTATTGATCAAGATAGTTATAATAGTTCTTCCTATGTAGAAGATATTAAATATGTTGAGGTGGTATTTTCACCACAAAATGAAATTAATGAAGATATTAATGCCCAAATTGGATATTTTAATATTGGTGACTATATAGGTGATCCTAGATTAGTATCTTCCTCAGCAGAAACATACCCTGAACTAGATGCTTTAAGTAAAGATTATTTTGATAAATATTATAGCAATTATAATTTATGGGATTATATAAGAATCATTAGATATTATGATAATGCCTTATTTAAAATGGTTAAAGATTATGTTCCTGTTAGAAGTTCAGTAACAACAGGAGTATTAGTTAAACAACATATCTTAGAAAGGAACAAATATCCGGTTCCACAGGTTAATACCCATACTACAACTTCTTTTTATGGAAGTGGATCAACTCCTAACATTTCTTGGGATACTCCATTTGTTTTCCAAAATTTAGAAATTACAGGTTCTCCTATCCAAATGTACACCATTAGTGGAAGCACAGGAGGTACAATGCCTGATTTATTTGGATTAACATCATCAGAATTTACAGGTAATAATGTTGTAAATATTACTCAAAGTTGGGACGGTATTAATTCCACCCCATTAGGTTTAGTTCCATTTACAGATTCTACACAAATGGAATTTTATGATGGAGAACTAAGTGGTTCCTATATTCAAGTAGAAGATGGAGATTTAAACCCTGGTAATCCTTATAAATTAGCTTCTACTCAATTATTAGTATATGATACTTTAGGACAAAATTCCCTTACTAATCCGGGCACTGGTCAAATTTATTGGCACCAGTCAATTGGATATAATGGTACTAATTATTATCTATTTATAGATGCTTTATATATAAATGAAACTTCAAAAAATTCAATTGATGTAGAAACTGCTTTAGGTAATTTAAAAACAGGAGATAAAATTACTCTTACTGTAACCTTTAATATAGGTTCCCCTTCAGTATCAACAACATCTACAGTAACTGGTACTATTGCTACTATATCAGCACAATCACAAACTGTTCGTAAAATGACATTTGTTGGAGGTACAGTCTCAACAACTACTATTTTTTCCGGTACTGGGGTTCTTTCTTCTGTTACTACTGGATTTGCATATGATGATGCTTTTAATATAAATGTAATTTTAGATCCATTTTTAAATGATGCTCCTGGTTTTAATAATTCTTCTTTTAATCCATTAATAGATAATGCTGTTATATCAAGACCAAATTTTAATTATTTTGATGTAGATTTTTCTTCAAATTCTATAACAGCCGTAAATAAAAATGTAATTGTTGCAGCTTCTAGAGGTTCAGGAAGTGCAACTCCTTCTACAGTCCCCGAATCAAATTATACTGCTTTAAGATCAGCAAATCCTAGATATTTTGGATCAAGAAATACATCCCCTAATTTTAATGTAGGTTATACTAATTCAAATCCTAGTGTAGAAATTGATAGTGTTTGGTTTGCTTATTTTGATTGGGTAGGAGGTACTACTCCTGAAATTATAAATAAAGCTGGTTTCCATATTAAGTATTTAATTGATACTAATGGAAATGTATTAACTCCCAATTTAACAGGTTCATATTATGCTAATTTAGTAAGAACTTTTAATGAAAACAACCCAGCAAACGTTATTTTTAAAGCTGATGAAGTTTCAGGAAATGTTCAACCTTTACAAGGTATTAAACCTGTTATAAAAGGAGGTGCTTTAGGTCAAGCAGTTATATTTTCTCAAACTTCAAGCATTTCCGGTTTCTTGAATACTATGTCTTTTAGTGATTTAACACCCCCTACAGAAAATTATACTATAAATACAACAATTGGAAGCGACAGTTATGATGGAAATGGCGATTTCAATATTTTAAATCTAACAGCCCCAGTAACATCAGGATCAACAGCTGTAACAGCTTCAATATCAGGTGATTTTGTTTCACCAACAGTTTCAAATGCTGGTATCCAAGTGGTTCCTCAACTTTATGTAGATTATGATGTACCTTCTACTACTGGTGTGGTAACACTTTTAATACAAAAATCAACAAACAGTGGAACTACTTTCCAAAATTATTATAGTCAAAATTTTCCCGCCACCTCTAATCAAAATTTACAAAAAACTATAGTTGGACCCCCAGACACTGCTATATCCGGAACTCGATATAGAGGAGCAATCTCATATATTGATACTACAGGTAATGATTTTTTTATGAATGTAAATGGTGGTAACTTTTATTTATCTCAGATACCACCTATAAGCGCTAGTGTAACATCTTCTTTTTGGACAACAGGTTCGAATTCAAAAAATATTTTAACAGGATCTCAATTTAACAATAACCTTTATGGAAGTTTAACTCAAACTACAGTTTCTGGTTCTGGTTATGATTCTCCTTATCAACTATTTACTGTTCAAATAGGAGACGAAATACGATTTTCAGCAGATGAAAATCAAGTTTATCAAATTATTGGGGTTAATGCACCAACACAAAATTCAAGTAATTCATTATTTTTATCTTTAGATAAACCTATTGTTACTGGGACTGTTTTAAATTCTTTTTTAATAAGAAGATATGTTCCTAATCCAAATTTTGTATTAATTAATGCTGATAAAACAAGCCAAGTTGGGGGAGGACCAGGATTTTTATTACCTGAATATGCTTCTCAAGATGTTTTAGATAAATTTGATGCTATTGTTGCGGATTTAACTGAGAAAAACTTAATTTAATATATTTATAACATATAACAAAAATAAAACATGGGATATTTAAACAATTCAGTAGTAACAATAGACGCTATCTTAACAGATACTGGTCGTCAATTATTAGCTCAAAATGATGGTTCATTTAGAATTACTCAATATGCTTTAGCTGATGATGAAATTGATTATACACTTTATAATCCAACACACCCTTCAGGTTCTGCTTATTATGGTCAAGCGATTGAAAACATGCCTTTATTAGAGGCATTTCCACAAGCTACACAGGTAATGAAATATAAACTTGTAACCTTACCTCGTGGAACAGCTAAAATGCCTATCCTTGATTTAGGTTACAGTGCAATTGTAATTAAACAAGGTGCTTCATTAGCAATCACTCCTCAAACATTAAATTATTTAGGTGGAAACACATTTGAAACAAGTGGTTATACGGCTACTATTTCAGACGTTCGTTTATTTAATACATTTGAAGGTGTAGGTATTAATACTCCGCAAGCACAAGCTCTTAACACTACAACTACTTTAGGCACTTCAGTATCTAAAACAGTTGTTGGTACAACAATTAATATAAGAGCAACTACAATCAATACATTATTCGGTACAAATACTCAATTATCTGCTACTTTAACTGTAGAAGGTAGAGACTCAGGAGCTCGTTTAACCATCCCAGTAACAGTAACAAAAGTATCTTAAAAATATAAAATATGTCATTTAATAGATTAGACCCATCAGATTTCGTAATAAGCACAGATGCTATTTCTTCTACTCTGTGGTCAACTAATGCACCTGCTTTAACAGCAGTGTTTACATCCTCTGCACAAACTGCAGGTTCATCCGGTGATTTTTATTTTAATGTATTTGATGCTGCTACTACCCAATCCGTACAATTTGCTATTGCTTATGGTAATGCAAATGGTAGTGGAAGTTTAGCTTACAATACAGCCGTTAATGGTTATTCACCAACAAGTACTATTTTTGGTCAATGGCAAGATTTAGTAATTGGAGATGAAAATACTAATTTTACATTTGGTGCTATTACATCTTCTGAATTTTTTGCTTTAACTTTTGAAAGAGCTAGATATAAAGATGCTTTATTTTTAGGATCTCTTTCATTAACATTATCAGCATCAGGTGGTTCTGTTACATTAACTGATAATAGTGCTTATGTAACAGCTGTTCAATTTACAGAAGCCGGTAGAGTATTCCAATTAATTACAGGCTCAACAGGTGTTATATCGGCCGGAGCTTTAAATTCTAATGGTTTTAGTGCAAACTCAGGTTCTTATGGTTGGTTACTTCCAGATATCGGAACTATTCTTATAAATCCTAAAGCATTAGGTGCCCCAGCAATTAGTGGAGGTATTGCTTTTACTTTTAGTGGTTCAGCAACATCTTCAGCTGCTCCTAACATTAGTCCAAATCAATCTTTATTTGTTTCTTTAAGTTCATCTTTAGCAAATTTAGGAGCATCTGCTGATTTTTCTATTAATGCTCAAGAAACTCTTACATCAGATTTTATATTTGTAAGACCAAGAAGTACAGAATATAATTATTCTGAAAATCCATCATTTATTTCTGGTTCAACAGGTGAAGTGTTATATTCTTCCTTTATTAATAATCCACAAACATATATCACAACTATTGGATTATACAATGATACGAACCAATTATTAGCAGTTGCTAAATTGTCAAGACCTTTACCTAAAGATTTTACAAAAGAAGCATTAATTCGCGTTAAGCTAGATTTTTAAAATGAATGGGTGCATACAAACAATTTTTAGCATCAGATATAATAATAACCCCTTTTGAGGTTAGTAAAGGATTTTCATTTAAAGGAAATGAATTAACAGGATCCAATGTTAGTATTGATAGATTTTTAGGTTTAAATACAAGTTCTTTATTTAATCCAAATACTGATCCTACAACTGGTTTTATATCTACTCAATATCAAAGATTAATATATGATTCTATAAAAGAATTATATTATTCAAATTATTTAAGTTCTAGTTATGGTAGTCCTGCTGTTACTCAAAGTTTAGTACCGGGAAATGATGCTGAAGGAAATGTATTTGTAGGAGCAACAGATTCAAGTGGTAGATATTTTAACTATAATCAAACTACTTTAACTTTTGAAAAATATTTTCCAACAGGTTCTGGAACAACAATAGGAGTTTTATCAATCCCTTCTAGTTTATATGGAAATTATATCCAACCTGGATCCTTTATTTGGTCAGGTATTAGTGGTTCTATATATGATGACACTCAAGGAAATTTAATCCTATCTTCCTCAGGAGAAATTTGTGGTCAAATATTTTATCCCCATGGTTTAGCAGTCATAACAAGCGATTCTAACCCAGGTGCTGATGGTTATGATGTGGGTTTATATGGCTCATTAGTTTACGGTGTAGGAGATGCTATTATTATAAATGGATTTATTACAAGTTCAAATGTAACTTGTTCATTTTCATCATCTCTTACAATATATGAAACCCAATACCAGTGTACAATTAGAGATAATGAATATAATTTTACATTAAACCCTTCCTCAACCTCCGGAAGTACATTCATTACAAGTTCAATAGGTACATTTTATACCCCAGGACAATTCTTAAATAATAATGTGACGGGTTCATATTTTAGTCCTTATGTTACTACTATAGGATTATATGATGAATACCAAAATTTATTAGCTATAGGAAAGTTATCACAACCGCTTCCTATTTCACCTACAACAGATACAACAATACTTATAAACATAGATAGATAATTATGGCAACTTTAAATTCATCCAATATAGTAAATGGAAACATAGTTGAAACTACAGACATTCTTCAATTATATGATGCTCTTACCGCAGGTGGGGGTACAACTGGAGCATATAATATTTCAATTAGTGGAAGTATAACAGGATCAGCAACAACATCAACCACCGCTACAACAGCAACCTCCGCTTCTAATATTACAACGGCTATTACTGGTGGTGGTACTCATTATTTAACATTTGTTGATCAAGCTGGAACTCGCCCTCCAAAAGTAGCTTCTCTTTTAGAATATACGGCAGCAACAAATTCATTGACCGTTACAGCATCTCGTGCAGTTACAGCTTCATATGCTTTAAATACTTCTGTTAGTCAAGTTGATGGTCAACGATATATTAGTTTATCAAATCCAGCAACAGTTAGTTCTGATAATTTTAAATTTATTGCTGGAGGGGGAACACTAAATGCAGGTATTTTAACAAGTAGTGTATATTCTTCTTTAGCAGGTAAAACAATGGGTCAAAATGTTTGGATAACAGTCACTTATACTGGTGATTTAGCCGCTGTTACTTCACCCGACACAACATTAGGAGTTAATCTCTCATCCTCAGGAGCTATAATAATCGAGCAATTGACACCACAAAGTGATTCCGAAGTTGTTTGGACAGGTATGTATATTTAACTAGTTAATTAAAATTTATGAAAAATTGGTTATATGAAGGTAAAGAAGTTACCTCAATAGAGGAATTACCTCAAAATGCTTTTGGTTTTATATACATAACTACTCACATACCGAGCAACCGTGCATATATTGGTAAGAAATCGCTATACCACAATATAAAGCGCAAGTTAACGAAGAAAGAATTAGCGGAGCAAACCGGGCGAGGCCGTAAATCAACAACTCAAGTAGTACAAAAAGAAAGCGATTGGAAAACATATTTTGGTTCTGCTAAACCGGTATTAGAACTCCTTAAAGAAAGTAAACAAGACGAATTTAAACGTGAAATTCTAAAAGTAGTTGATAATAAAAAGTTGTTAACTTACTACGAATGTAAATATTTGTTTACAATGGGTGTTTTAGAATATCCCGAATCTTATTTTAACGACAATATTTTAGGAAAATTTTTTACACGTGATTTTGGTACCTTAAAAGAGGATTAGTATATTACTAATATGATAAATCAATCTCTAGTAGCACTGACCAATTCTGTGCTTGGTTCTGGTAAACAAACGGCTCGAGGTAACTATGCTTACCATTGTCCGTTATGTAAACACCATAAACCTAAATTAGAGGTTAACATGTCTGAAAATTCAAAAGGAGAAAATCCTTGGCATTGTTGGGTTTGTGATAAAAAAGGTAAAAAACTTTATCAATTATTTAGAGCAATTGAAGTTTCTCCGGAAACAATGACTGAACTAAAGGCCATTGTAAAATACGTTGGGCCCGAAACAGATGTTCAAGTTGAAACTAAAGTCACACTACCTAAAGAATTTATCCCCCTACTCAATATCCAGAAATCAAATATTATGGGAAGACATGCTCTTGCCTATATTAAATCTCGTGGTATTACTGATAATGATATTCTAAAATATGGAATTGGTTATTGTGAAACAGGAAGATATGCCAATATGGTTATAATTCCTTCTTATGATGAACGAGGAAATATTAACTATTTTACAGGAAGATCGTTTGAAAAAGAACCATCTGTAAAATATAGAAATCCATCAGTATCTCGTGACATAATACCATTTGAGTTGTTTATAAATTGGGAATTACCGCTTATATTGTGCGAAGGACCATTTGATGCCATCGCTATTAAAAGAAACGTAATCCCGCTTTTAGGCAAAAATATACAAACAAAATTAATGAAGAAGATAGTAATGTCTTCCGTTGAAAAAATATATATTGCACTCGATAGAGATGCACAAAAACAAGCTTTAAACTTCTGTGAACGACTAATGCAAGAAGGCAAAGAAGTATATCTAGTAGATATGCAAGATAAAGATCCAAGCGAAATGGGGTTCGCTAGTTTTACCAACTTAATCCAAGAAACCTACCCCTTAACATTCTCAGGTTTACTTGAGAAAAAATTATTCTTATGAAGAAAAGAAATGTAAAAGTAATTAACAATCGTATCCTTGAAATTTCGGAAGATTCTAAACAAATTACCCTCCCAGATTCCCGATATTACAGACGAAATGGTGAATATTATCCTTCAATTACTCACGTTTTAAGTTGTTATCCTAAAGGAAAACATTTTGAAGAATGGCTAAAAAACATGGGTCGCTCAGCAGATTATATTGTCAAAAAAGCAGCTGAAGATGGAACTAAAGTACATGAAATGATTGAAGAATATTTAGAAGGTAAAGAAATGAACTTTTTAAATCAGTATGGTAATCCACAATATGATCCTTTTATTTGGCAAATGTTTTTACGTTTTGTTGATTTTTGGGAAACTCATAAACCTGAATTAATCGATCAAGAAATCCATTTATATTCAGATGTTCTTAAAGTAGCAGGAACAACAGATTTAGTTTGTAAAATTGATAATGAATTATGGATTATTGATCATAAAACATCTAACCATATTCAAACAACATATGAACTACAGGCTGCTGTTTATGCTCATTGTTATGAAGAATGTTTTGGTGTTAAACCTGATAAAACAGGTATCCTATGGTTAAAATCTTCTAAACGTAAAGGTTCAAAAGATAAAATGCAAGGTAAAGGATGGGAAATGATTTTACCATCTCGCACACAAGAGGAAAACATTGAAATCTTTAAAACAGTAAAACGTTTATTTGAT